TATCATTTTCTATAATTTTCCACATAGGATTTTTCATAATATATGCATCATTTCCTACATCAAAAAAATGTCCCAATTTAAAATCTAATATATTATATTTATTTGCTATATTTTTGTGAAAGTTATGATAAATCAATATATTTTCTCTTCTTAAATCAAATTTATTATTATTTTTAAATACGTATTCAATATTTGAAGAATCATAAACAAATAAATGTTCTAGATAAGAAATTTTTTGATTATGACGAAAATAATAAGGATAATCTTTTTCAACAAGATAATAATGAATAAAATTTCTATCAAAATTAATAATAGAAAATAAATCTTTAAAATCCATTAATACTGATTGATCATTAAAGCAAATAATTCCACAATTTAATTGTGCATCAAAATTATATGAAAGCTTGTAATTCATATTGTATATTATATAATATGAATGTCTTTAAGTAGTTTCTAATTGAAATATAATAAAAATCAGTCTCCTTAATTTGAATATGCTAATCCACCCATACCGCTCATGATACGGAGCACGTTGTAGTTAGTGGCATACACGCGGACCTTAGCAGTCTTGGTGCCCTCAACTGTGGCGTTGGAAAGCACAAGCTGAAGGGTAGCGTTATCTATACGAGAGAAGTTGCACGTACCGCTGGGTTGGTGTTCCTCAGGGCGGAGAGCAAACGAATACACGTTAATTCCCTCATCAGGGCAACGAGTGTGAGCCTGGTAAGGTTGCACCCAGCTGAAGTAAGATCCTTCGCGCTCAGAGAAACGATCTTGTCCGTTGAGTTGGAGCTTGGCAGTGACGACAGGGTTTTGGCCCCAGCAATGTAAGTCCAAAGAGGTCTCAGTCAACACGAAAGTGCCGGCATCAGACACGGTGGAGTTATCCAAATGGCTTTGAGTTTGTTGTAAGCTTTGGAGTTGGGCAAGGAGAGCAGCATCCCCACCAGTTTGAGTGGAGATAGGAGCAGCAACACCACCCATGTTAGCCTCGTTGTAAGGATTGTTGGGTCCGTGCCAGTATCCAGTGAAACCAGCGGGGATTTCATAATCAAGAGCACCGGCATCTTGGAAAAGACCACGAGCATCGATAAAAGCTCGTTGATCAGCAGCAATAGCAGCAGGTCCACCGAAAGCATGGATAGCATTAGGAAGAGCATCAATAGCATCGGTATAGTTGAAGGGTTGGGCACCAAGAACCTTGAACAAAAGGGCATCACACACCAAAGATGAGCAATAATCCACGTTTTGATCGGGTTGAACAACCCAAATAAGCTCCTTCACGGGGTGGTTGAAGTTGAGCTTGATCTTGTTGGAAGAAGAACCAACAGACTCATCACCGGTGAATTGGAGCTGAGTGATCAAATATTCGTGAGGATTTTGGGCAAAGCGTCTGCGCTCATCAGTATCCAAGAAAACATAGTCCACATACAAAGAGGCAGCAACCAAAGATTGATTGTAAGCAATAGCAGCAGGAACAGGTCGGCCAGGAGCGAACTGGTTAGCAGCAGTCACGGAACCAGATTCTTGAGTGCCAGAGTTGCAGCTCAAAGTGGTAACAGCCCACAAGCACTCATCAATAGGACGGATATCAAGGTTGATCTTGACTTCGTGGTATTGAAGAGCAATCAATGGTAAGGCAAGACCAGGGTTGGTGCAAAACCAAAATTGGAGAGGCACGTAAAGGGTGGTCTCGGGAAGAGCGTTACGGGGAGCGCAAACTTGACGAGGAGCCAAGGAGTCGCAAGGACCATCAACCTCAGAAAAAGAGGGATCGGTGATGAAGGTAAGTTGGGTTGTGTTACCAATCATCTTGAAGTAGCAACGTTGTTGCTCAGCAGTCATGGTAAGTTGGTTCCAGATGTGCATCCAGTCACCATATTGACGATCAATTCGTTGACCACCAATTTCAACTTCAACTTGGGCAATAAGTTGCTCACCGGGGAAATCCAACCAACGAGCATAAACACCGGAACCAACACCAATAGCGAAGGAAGCAATGCCCATGAGCTGGTTAATCTCGGGAAGAGTAACCTGAAGATAAGTGCGGTAAGCGAGATCACCGTTGCGGCTGATCACGCATTGAACACGACGACCGAAATCGGCTTGTCCGTTGAAAGTTTGCTCGATTGATTCAATAGCAAAGTTAGTGTAACGTCTGTATGTCACTTTCCAAAAAGTGATCTGAGGATTTCCTGTACAATTCCTCTACCTTATCTTTCAATAAGGATTAGACTATATCTTAAAGTGAATTCTTATTTGCCTTTATTTTTATTTCATTAAAGCAAGTTCTTTATTTAATATAAATTCACACGAAAACCATTTAGTCGTTGAACCTTCTTCTTTAAATTTTTCTAATTTATTTAAAATATAATTTATTTGATTCATATCAATTTCTTTTTTAGATGAATTGTATTTAATTGTCACAGGCATTAAGTTAGACCAGTTACAACATTTAAATTTTTCATCTTCTAAAGTTAAATCAAATTTACAAGTAGGTATAATATGATCGATTGACCAATATGTACCATAATTATCCCAATTCATTTCATTCGTGAAGTTATATTCAAACCATTCTCTTAAATATTGAATATTACATCCAACATAATTCATGGTTGTGTCATTTTTTACAAGAACTGTTCTTAAACGAGCTGCTAAAGATTTTTTAATTCTATAATTCATATTTGTATTATGTTCTTTTTTGCACCACGCTGTTTTTTGTTCTGTTAAAAATTTAGGATAACAAGAAAGACATATCTTTTTTTTATAAAATTTCTTCAATTTTGAAAACTGATTTAATGCTTTTTCTTCTTGACATTTTTCACATTTCGCAATTGTATTTTCAGCGTTTTTTTGTCTTAGAATTTTCTTTCTTGTTTTATCTAATTCGTTTAAACATTTTTTACATGTTTTTCCAAATTTATCTTCACTATATTTTCTATAATTTGTAATTGGATAATTTATTTCACACTTGTAGCATACTTTGTCGTTGTTTAATAATGTTTCTTCGCTTAATAATGCTTCGCAAGACATTTATTTATATGCTATGTTTGTATTTTATATTTATATTGTTTTAATTAATATTAGTTTTGTTTCATTTAAAGAAGCTTGGATGCTCATTGCCCATTTTATCGAACTTGTTAGTTCAATTCATCTTATTCATTTTTACTATACCCAAGGTTTTTGTCTTGGCCACAATTTTCTCACAAAAATTGTTTAGTAGAATAAGCTTTAGGGGTTTCAAGCAGTTTGATTTTCTTACCAGGGTTATTCTTTTAAATTCACTATGATTTAAATCCCTGATTAACATCAATGGTCCTAAATTGGATCCATATAAGGCTTTATGAATATCTTATTTTTTCGATATTCCCTGATGTTTTTCTACCCTACAGGCTTTTAAGGTAAACGTCTTGAGCGCCGTAAGCCACGAGTTGCATTAAACCACCTCCCATTTTATAATATCCCTAAAGAAAAAAATTTTCCTAAAATTAAATTAATTGTTTTTATTAATTTAATTCACTACCTACATATTACGACAATATATTATTAATGTTTGAGTTATCTTTCATAAATATGGCCAAATATCCTTCATCAAATATTTCTTTTTTACCTTCATGATTTTTTGTAAAAATGTAAGAATTTTGTTTTTTTTTGATAGACCAACCATTATCTAAAGCATTGTATAAAAATACCATTTTCTTAAATTTAATTTGATCTATTTCTGCGTCTAAATCATTTTTAAGATTCAAATTTACTAATATATCAGTCGAAACATTCATTCTTTAATGTATTATTTGAAACTTTTATTTGTCTTTAAACCAATAATTAATATCTTTTTAAAAATTTTAAATTAAATAATAAATTACTCTTTAATATATTATGCCTAGTTTCAAGCCTAAATCTAACAAAAAAATCCGTATTTGTAAAAAATATACTACTACTTTGGATGGAAAGCACAAAGAGTTTATTAATGAATTTGACAAAAATGAATTTGATACTATACCTAAATTAAAACAAGAAAAGGCTGATTTAAAAAATAAAATAGTCTCACTTGATAAAACTAATATTGATCAAATTATGGATATGAAGGATCGTATTAAAGAGATTGATGAAACTATTAAAGAACTTAAAGGCAAGAAAAATAATTATTTTTTAGATAATTCAAAATTCATTTTTGAATATTTTGAAAACAAAAAAAATATTAATAATATTGATACTTCATCTAATTCTTCAACTAACAAATCTGTATCTTCTAAAAATCAAATACTTTTTAATTTCTTCAAAATTCAAAACACAAATCAAGAAGAAAACGTTACTGAAAATAGAAATAAAAATATAGTTCAAAAATATCTCAGCAATATCGATGAAACTTTTATTGACATGAATTCATTTGTTAGATCCACCGATGTATGCCAGCATTGTTTCAAAGGCGAACTTATTCCTCTCGATGACGAAGGTGTCCTTATTTGTAATATATGTGCTGTAAATATTCCTTATCTTATTGAAAATGAAAAACCGTCTTATAAAGAGCCACCCAAAGAAGTATGTTTTTATGCTTACAAGAAAATTAATCATTTTAAAGAAATTCTTGCTCAATTTCAAGGTAAAGAAACAACACAAATTCCTGATGATGTAATTGATCAAATACATTTACAAATTAAAAAAGAGCGTATTAGTCTTGAACAACTAACACATTATAAAACCAAAGAGATTTTAAAGAAGTTGGGATTTAATAAATATTATGAACATATCGCATTTATTAAAAATAAATTGGGTCTTAAACCACCTGTTTTTAGCCCTGAATTAGAAGAAACATTATGTAATCTTTTTATGGAAATTCAATCACCTTATGCTAAAACTTGCCCTGATTATCGTGTCAATTTTTTGAACTATTATTATGTTTTATTTAAGTTCTGTGAGCTTCTTGGAGAAGAACAATACCTTGATTCTATTCCTTTATTAAAAGATAGAGAAAAATTGATTGAACAAGATGAAACATGGAAAAAAATGTGTATTGAATTAGATTGGGAATTTATTCCTACTGTTTAATTTCCACATTTACCGTATTCACAAAGCAACACACTACAAAGGTTGATCCAAACTAACACAATAATCATAATTTTAACATTTAAGTATACACCCAATTAATGAATAATATAGATATCTAATAGTATTTATATTATTTTTATTATGTTAGTTTGGCTCTATTTTACCCATAGGGAAAATGTTGAGTTTAAAGTCCACCAGGGAATCCCACTAAATTGGCACCCAATCCAAATCCAGCACCTGTGCGCGCACTCACACCCATACTAGGAATATATGTGTCTAAAATGGCGAAAGTAGCGGCAGCTGTTAAAGATAAACATGCAACTTCTTCTAAATTCATAGATTTCTTAGGAATAACATATGCGGCAATTGCCACCATTAAACCTTCAACGATATACTTGATCAATCGCTTAATAATTTCGGATGTGTTAAACATTCTATATAAAATAAAAAGAAAATAAATTAATAAATTAATTAATTAAATTATTTAATTATTTAATAATTTAATAATTTAATAATTTAATTAATTAAAATAAATATTTTAATTAATTAATACTTAAAACGAACTAAATGAAATAATATATAATGAGTGGTAAATCTAAATCTAACATCGCCAAAAAGTTGGCATTTGAACGTAAACTAAACAAAGATGGTTCATCTAATCCTAAATATGTTGATCTACTTGAAGTTGACAAGCCTATCGCTGGTCAAACCTTTGGGTGTTTTTCTTTTATTACTCCCGAGAAAATTTTGAAGCAAAAAGAAATGTTCTTTTTTGAAGAATTCCTAAAGAGATGGGAATTTTCTAAATCTATGGAAAAATTTCATCAATTTATTAATTTTATGTCTTATAAATACAAGTTATCTTTTGAGGATGTCATGAAAGACTATGAAGGATTTGTGAAGGAAGAACGTGACAATATTATTTCTTCTTCTATTGAAGATGACTACAAGACTTTTATGGATAAAGAAGAGGATGAACTAGAAAAGCAATTCAATATTAAACATAATTTTCAAACTTCTATTCGTGGTTTCAAAGCTCGAGGTCATTTTGCGTCTCAAGAGGAAGCTGAATTACGTGCTAAATTGATCCGAGAAGTGGATCCCAGTTTTGATGTATTTGTTGGCCCTGTCGGCACTTGGTTGCCTTGGGATCCTGAAGCTTACAAGACTGGTCGGGTTGAGTATATGGAGGAGGAACTCAATCAGCTTGCTCAAGAGAAGCAGAAGAATGAATCCGCTGCTAAAAATGCATTTGAATCACGTGTCAAGGAAACTAAGCAGAAGGCTATTGATGAGAATAAGAAGAACGCGGATAAGCACGGTAATATTTTGACGCAAGATATTGACCAGGAAGGCAATTTGATTGGTGTCAGTGCTACAAGTCAAGAGAAGGCTCTTACTACTAATGAGGATACTATCTCTGTTGCGGATATTCGTTCGGAGCTATTTGACGGCGACAATATTATTACAGGTAAGACGGATTATGGACGCTCTGAGCTTGTTAGTGGACCTTTTTCAATGAAAGAGAAGGAGAAGGAGAAGGATGAATAAATAATAAAATTAGTAATTAAATTGTAAAATAATATATAATTTATATAAATCTATATATTATTCAATTTGATTTACACCCTTGAAGATTTAAAATGGGACAAAACAATTTAAAAATAAATTGTGTTATTATAATATATAATGGATAACAAAATAACGTTACTGAACGCCTCTAAGTCAGAATCTATGCTGGAAAGCGACGATATCCACCGCTATGATACACTTAATCAATACATATTAGAACAAGCAATATTACTACAAATGACCAGTGAAGTAAGAGCATTAAATATGGGTATTATCCCTAAAATGGATGTTGTTAAAAAAATTCATTTGATTGAAAAATGGAATGAGGTTCGTCAAAATCAAAGTTGTAGTCGCATATTTAGAAAGTAAAATTTGTCCCATTTTAAATCTTCAAGGGTGTAAAGCACTTCTACCATTTGCTCTTTTTTACCGCAATTTTGGGTCCCGCGCCACGTTTCTTCACGTTATTGGGGTCATATTGCTCCTCTTCATCATCATCATTTATCTGTTTTGATAGCTCCCAGAACTCTTTTGACCCTAATCTGAAGTCATTATGTGCGTCTGCCTTGTACCAGAAGACTTGATCTTGTAGCTTATTTGATTTGGCATTGTTATTGATGACTAAGCACTCATAATTCTCGGTGCATTGGTCCATTACCTGGCAAAATGACTCCAATGTGGGAAACATACCAGCATAATTTTCATATATTCGCTTCCTATTAGCTATATATGGCTCTCTTAAAATAAACACGTAATCTATATTTGTTCTTAGTGTTGGTGGAATTCCTAGAGGGTATTGCATTGTAATTATAAGCATTACCTTCCAATGCCGGCCATTCATAAAAAGTAGCCTCATCATCTTGTCGCGTGCCCAAGTGTTATCATATAAGCAGTCATCTAAGATAACAAAAGTTCGAGGGTCGATAGTGGATCTTTTAAATTGCTCCATTTCTTTCTTAATCTGCTTCAAAACTTGTCGCTGTCGCTTCAAAATGTTCTCGATAATAGCAGTATTGTATTCATTATGTATGAATAATTTTGGCACCAACTTTCCGTAAAATCCGTTTCCTTCTTCGGTTCCAGAAATAACAGTTCCAATTGGAATATCTTGATGATAATATAATAAATCTCTTACCAAAAATGATTTTCCCGTGTCACGACGACCAATTAAAACCACCACAGGACCTTTTGATTCATTAGGCTTAAAACTGATGGATTTCATGTCAAAACGTTTTAGCTCTAAATTCATTTATTATTATAATATATTTAAAAAAAAGATTTTAATTTACGCGAACTAACAAATAATACTAAATAAAATCATTTAGGCATTTATTGATTAAATAAATTTGTTAGTTAATAGATATTTTAATTATAATAAGTTAAATATAACTTATAATTTTATTTTTATTAGCTAATGGCAATTAAGGTAAATTATCAAAAGAGGAAGAATATCAATCTTTTTAACAAATTTCAATCTAATACTAACATTTCTTTATCTAATGTTCAAAATTACATACCTATTTATGAACGTTTTTTTTCATTAAACAATACTAATTACAATTCCATTAATTTAAATCACATGTGGAATATTTCAGACATTAAGGATATTAAAAATAAAGATACTGAGCCTACGCATATTTATTCTTGTAAATTGAAAAATATAAATGACGACGAAGACATGACTATAAATCAAAAAGTATTTATAAAAATGGCACCTTTGTTAGATCCATTCAAATATTTGGTTGGTAAATATAATTATACAGATCCATCTTTATTTAATTTGCCTTCAATTGATAAAACAAAACTAGTTCATCCTAAAATAGAAGATACTAACAATTCTTCTTACATTGACGGATTTTTTTCATTTTTAACTAGTCAATTATTACATAACCATAATTTTATTCATGGACTTGATTATTATGGGTCTTTTTTAGCTATTAAAAATAATTATAAAATTAATATTATTGATGATATTGATTATTTAGTTCAATCTGATTTTTTTAATAAACAAAAAAATATCTTGTTTACAGTAGAAGATTTTTCACATTTGCTACCAAACACTTTTATTAAAGAATCATGTTTGAAACCATTAAACATTATGAATATTTCTCAAAAATCTAATTTATCTATAAAATCAATTGATGATACTATTTTTGAAAATATATTTGAGTCAAATCAACTATCACTTAATGATGTTAAAACTCTTAATATTGATTTAGTTGATTTAGTTGACATTACTAATTCAATTGATATTACAGATCAAAAAAAGTCAGCAAGTCTTAAATCAGGATCGTCCTGTTCATCAAGAACATCTCATACTAATGATAATGATTTACTTGACAGTGATTATGATACAAATGATGATACAAATGATGATTTAGATATAGAAGATCTAGATTGTTCTAATTCTAAATCGGGTTCTAAAAGTAGTTCCAAATCAAATTCTGTTTCTAACTCTGAAACAAGTGGATCTTATGCAACTGATTTAGAAGAAGAACAATTGTTTTTAACCTTGCCCAAATTTCCAGTTCAAGTTATTTGTATGGAAAATTGTGAACGCACATTAGATGATTTAATTATTAATTCTGAATTATCTCATGATGAATGGATGTCAGCATTAATGCAAATAATTATGACACTAATAACATATCAAAAATTATTTTCATTTACACATAATGACTTACATACAAATAATATTATGTATGTTTCTACTAACAAAAAGTATTTGTATTATTTGTATAAAAAGAAATATTATAAGGTACCTACATTTGGCAAAATATTTAAAATTATTGATTTTGGTCGTGCTATTTATAAATTTGACAACAAGGTATTTTGTAGTGATAGTTTTCAAACGGGCGGTGATGCGGTTACGCAATATAACACCGAACCTTATTTTAATGATAAAAAACCTAGATTAGAACCTAATTTTAGTTTTGATTTATGTCGTCTAGCTTGTTCTATTTTTGATTATATCGTTGATGACATGGATAGTATTAAAAATTTAAACACTTGTGATCCTATTGTAAAACTAATTGTTGAATGGTGTATTGATGATAATGGCATTAATGTTTTATACAAAAATAATGGGGCCGAACGTTATCCTGATTTCAAATTGTATAAAATGATTGCCCGATGTGTTCATAATCATAGTCCTAACGCACAATTAGATAGACCGGAGTTTAGCAAATTTGTTATTAATAAAAACGCAGTTTCAAAAGGAGAATTTGTTATGAATATAGATGAATTACCAACATATGTTAGTTAAATTATTTTTTTTGAACTATTTATTTTATTATATATTTATTTTTATTAATATAATTACTAAAAATAAATTATTGATATTTATTATAATGACTTATGGGTTTATTATTACAAGACATGTAAATTCAGAACAAACTAACAAATACTGGAATCAGTGTGTTAAATTAATTAGAACCCATTATCCTTTAAAACAGATTGTTATTATAGATGATAATAGTAATTATCAATTTATTAAAGCTGATTTTGATTATACAAATATTGAAATAATACAATCTGAATACCCTAAACGTGGTGAGCTTTTGCCTTATATTTATTTTTTAAAAAATAAATGGTTTGATAATGCGGTTATAATACATGACAGTGTTTTTATTCATAAAAGAATACCATTTGAAATGATTAAAGGTCCTGTATTACCTTTATGGCATTACGAGTATGATAAAGAAAATTTACAAAATTTATTTAGAATTTGTAGTAAATTAAAAAATAATTTTCATTTAAAAAATAAATTAAATGGAAATGAAGTTAATATTTTAGGCTTAAATCAAAAAGATAAATTTAACTTGTGTTTTGGAGTTCAATCATATATTAATTTAAATTTTTTACAAATGTTGGAATCTAAATATAAAATTACTAATTTAATTTCTGTTATTAATAATAGAACTGATCGTTGTGGATTAGAAAGAATTATGGGGCTACTATTTAATCAAGAATATCCTTTATTATATAAAAAAGGGTCTCTATTTGGAAATATAATGAAACATCATAGAGCATTTAATTATAATTATGATCATTATTTACAAGATTTTAAAAATAAAAAAGTTTATGGACCATTTGTTAAAGTATGGTCTGGACGATAAAGTATGGAAACAAGGTTCTCTACTTAGAATGGTGGATTATCTGTAAAAGCAATAGGACTTGTAGGAACTATTGTTTCTTTTATAACAGGAGTCAATTGTTCTAAAATAAACATACCAGCAACAACACTAACATAGACAACTAAAGCATCTCTGATTAGTATTTTAAGTGGTTTGCTTTCTTTCTCAACATATCGCATTTCTAAAAATTTAGCGACAAAAAATATAATAGATATTATTCCTGCTACTAAAAATATATTATCCATTTACAATATATTTTTACATTTCATTTTATATTTTAACGAGTTAAATAATTTATGCTAAAATTTCTATGTCATCTAATAAAAAACTTGTATCTAACTCTACCTGTTTTTCACCAATTACATGCACATCTAAACTATTTAGATCAGCAAGCTCATCTGATATTTTGAGTTTTTCATCATCATCATTATCTTCTTCCATCTTTCTTTGGGCATTTCTTAAATTACTTATTTCTTCTAATCGTTCAAGTGTCTTTGGGGCTTTTATAACTTCTTCTTTACCAGATTTATCTATTGCTGTATCTACATCGTTGAATTTTAAACCTTCTTTAGCATCCTTAGTGTCCTTTGTCTCTGAAACAAAACTTGTTTCTCCTCTGGCATTTACTGCTTCACTTTTTTCTACTACTTGTTCTTTAATTTCCTCTATTACATCATCTTCTACAGTCTCATCCATATATGCTTTCAATATCTGTTCAATTGGAATACTTTCTCTAACAGCATTTAAAATACATTCTTGAACAATTGTCTCTAACTCTCTGTTATGTTTTTGTATCTGTAAAGGAGCAACATTTATTTCAAATAAATATACATTTTTATATACCTTTCGCGCTACATTAATATATACTTTATGAATAAAATCATCTAACTTTGGAATATTTATATCAATCTTTTTCTGTTTTTGACCTACTCGCATCGCTGTTAATAATTTTAATTGAATTATATGAACACACGTAACTAATTCTTCTAAATATCCGCAACCACTTCTTTCAATAATTCGTTTTTTTTCAGCTTCAATAATATTTGTATTCCATTTTGGAATACGAGCTATTAAATTTTGAAATGTCATCAAATACTTATCCATCTCATCATTTGATCTACATAATTTTATTGATTCATCAAAAATAGATTTTAATCCTTCAATAACTAATGGTGTCAAAATGGTTAATAAACGGGCACCCCATTCATTCTTTGATTCATGTAACGAACTAACATTAAAATCATCCATATTTATGTATCTATTTGATTTAATATTTTGCTTAATTTAACTCACGAATTATTTTTTAAACCTTTTCGTTTTTGGTATTACTATATTTTCTCCTTTTTGTTTTTTGAAAGTTTTCCACCTCAATATTTTTCTTTCTAATACTTGTATCTATTTTCTAAAGAATATAATTTTTACATAAATGAAATATTTTCTAAGTTTGTTTCTAAATCTAAAAAAGTA